AATAATTGGTCGGTATTGGTTTCAATACGTTCCCCACCTATTTCAATATACCATCGTACTGATTCTTTATTTGTAGTTTCATATTTAGTAATACTATCTATTTCAATACTAGCCCCAGACATATTAGACCCAACCCCAAACTTACGTTTAATACATTTAACCCTTTCACAATAGTTACAGATGGGTGCTTGTTTGCAGGTATATTCATAATCCTTTTTAGCTACACCCTTAACTATACCACTAACCTCTGAAGCTGATAAGGGAGGTTTAACATATTCATAGTTGTGCTTCATGACGTCTTCTTGCCAATCGTCTGGGTTCTTTTTTCTATAGTAAACTCCTATATTAAATAAGGATACATTCCTAGTACCCTCAGGAAAACCCATAGTAGATAAATGTTGCAAGCACGGAGGACCATCTTCAAACATATCTATGAGTTTAGGTTGGTAGGATTGTAATTTTTCTAAGGTTGTTATTTTACTTTCTGCATAATCTAAAAATTCTTTTAGCGATAATTTTTTACCATCTTTAATAGCATATCGCTCTGAGTTCTCGCCACCATGATAACATAAGTTAATCCAATTACCTCTATCACGTTCATTGGCTCGATTAGTTTGTTTAGGGAATATCTCTACACCACCATAGCCTAATTGTGCTGCGAACTCATTTAGCTTACTTACTACCTTTGTAGCTTTGACTGGTGGGTCTAGGAATAAATAAAGATGGGCTCCTCCACTTTTACTACGGCACAGAACTAATGGGGTATCTTTTATTCTTTTTTCAAGATCTTCTAATTTTTCATTTAAAGTTATAGCACCTTTAATATCTATATCAATCGCTCCAAAGCTACATGTATTATCGCTCTTCAACATTATGATACCTAATATATAGTCTTCACCATTGAGGTGGTCTTGATAATTTTTAATGGTGGGAGGTTCAGATATAGTTAAAGCCCTGCCAGATAACTTACCTTCAGCAGACTTGTTGAATACTTTATATTGACCATAAGCATGTTCATAGCCACTAAAGAGTTTCATAAATCTTTTTATATTATCTGGCACGAGCTCTTCCTCTACATTACGTCAGAGTCTTCATCATCTTTAGAATCTTCTGGGGCAACTTTTACATCACCTGACTTTATCTGGTCTCTGAAGGCTCTAGCTGATAAATAGATTTGGTCACCATTTTTAAGTTGCTTCATGATGCCACCACTATCACTATCAAACATAGGCTCAACATCCCAACCAAACCATTCACCCTTATCATTACTCATAGGTACAGTCTTTAACTTATAAGCATTATAAAAGATAGCAGGATTAAACACTCCATTGTTATCAGGCTTAGGAACTTGTAGAGCAGCAGTCATACTATTCCACCTACGAGCAACCTTTAACATACTGCTAGTCATAGATATTAAAGCTTGGGTTGTGGCTCCTGTTTTATCGTTATAGAGGTATACAAAGTATTCGGCTGTTGTAACTACTTCGTTACCCTCGGAGGTGATGTCTTTCATTGAGCCTTGAGGCTTCTCACACATCTCTAGGATACCACTATTTGTACCATGGTCTTTAACTAGACCACCACCAGCATCTCTAGGTTTCCACTCAATATACTTTCTACTATAGTTGACTGGGATTACTGTTACACCCTTTTCTCCACTATAGATATCTTTAGTTACTGAGTTCATAATATCCCCAACCTCAGCACCTTCAATATACTTACCATCCCTTTTATTAACTTGTGGGGAATTAGTTTGTAAGACTTGAAGTCTGGGAATCATGTAGTCTTCGTTGGTCATACCTTCTTGACCGACACTAGCATCTTCCATTAGCATAGCTGGGTCAATTGTTGATACTGCTTTATCATTCTTCTTTTGTATTGCTTTCACCATAATTAATTACTCCTTTTTATAACGGCACGATGGCCAGTGAAAATTTTAAAAACGTCATAGGGAACTTCTTTACCATTGGCTATTTGTTCTTTGAGCCAAGAGTTAAGTCTCCTAGGATTTACTTCAGACTTGTTAGCAAAGTCTAATTCTTTATCATTTAATATCTTTTCAAATTCTAAAGCCTTAGTGTCTTCACCAGTTTGAAACTGAACTACATAGTTGTTACTTATTAAAGACTCAGCCTTATTACTTCTAAGGTAAGTGTAACAGCTATCTTTACGTTGTACGAGTTCCTGCTTGAGTTCACCTTTGGCTCTATCTATGGCACCATTACTAGGTGTACTCCCAGAAACTACATCATTCACTGAAACCTTTGTACCATCGTTTAACTTAAACTCTTTTACGTTAAGGTTGTTCATTAACTCTGGTAAGTCTATTTCAGAAACTTGTCGTAAGTTCTGCTTCGCTAGTTTGAGTTGCTCTTCAAGACGACTCACCTCATCTTCGAGTTGGATTTGTCTTTCAGCTAACTCACTACATGCACCTATTTCATTGGATGAAGGTGCTACATCCTCTAGCAAGTTTATTTTAGTCATGCTTTATTTCCTTTCTAAATTCCAAGGTGGTCGGCATATACCAGCCAGCTCTTCTATCCCTTTCACCTTGCTCGATGTTACGTTCCCATCTGAGAACATTAATAATTGGAGATACTTCTGCAGCTATGGCTGATACTATCATCACTGCTATTGGATCTCCACCTCCTGCCCAAAGTATATAGTCATTGGGACTGAAGTCTTTTAATAACCTACGAGCCTTTAAAATGGATGGTCCTGTTAAGAACTGAGGCTTTTCATTAGGCTCAAATATAACCTTCATTGAACCATAACGAGTAGCATCTGTTAAATCAGGAGTCCATCCAAATTTATTCTCTCGTGGTCGTTGTACTAAGTAGACTGTTGCCATGGATCTGTTTCTTTTATCTTATCATAATTGTCAGGTGATACATCTAAAAAGAGTTTTGTAAAATCCTGCTTGGTTGAACTTTTAGTCCACTTAAAGTTTTTAGGATCTTTTGGACTCATAATGATTAACCTAAACTCATCATTATTATGAAGCATAGAAAAAGTAACAGGGTACACCATGTTGTCTTTTAAATTATCTATGTAGCCTTCTTTGATGTTTCTATTGCGACCTTGTTTAATAGATTCATCATTAAAGTCTTTTAATAGTTGCTTTGTTAAATATTGCATAGTTAATTCCTTTCTCAATAATATTGTTATACTATATATAGAAAATAATTTAAAGTAAAATATTTTTTTCCTAGGATCTGGGGTAACTTGGTAACTGCGGTAACTTAATATCTGTAAGCCTTAGTTAGTAAGGATTATATCTGGGTAACCAGAGTAAGAATCTGTTGGTAACTTTTTTAATACTTTGGTAACTTTAGGCTTTACTTATTTGTGCAGATGGCGTATAACATAGTTATAACTGAGAAAGGAATAAATTATGAAAACACAATATAACTATAAAGGTGAACCAATTGAAACTTTTAGGAGGAATCCTGAGTACAGAAAAAAGTACACTGGTAATGAAACTATAAGTTGGGAAAGTTTTGCTGTAGAATTTAACGAAATTAGAAAACATATCCATGAAGGTCGTTGTAGATTTTATAATGATGATGAGAGAAAAGTTTATGTTCACTCTAGAAAGATAGTAGACCATGTAGAGCAATATGGTGAACAACCTATGGATGTTTGCGTTAGTGATTGGTGGGACTTATGTGATTTAGTAAAATTTTTTAAGAAAACTTTAGAGCATAGAAAGTCTCCTGTTCATTATAAGTATGCTAACCATATGGGTTGGACTGATGTTAACCCTTGGGAGGTTACTATGATAGTTAGTGAGAAGACTATTGAAGTTAAAGAGATGACTGCTACTAAAGATGATTCTGTTAAACTTAAATGGGTAGCTGGAGGGTTTGCTGGTCATTGTGTTAATCAAAGAGACCAAGAATGGTTTATAGAATCTAATCCTAATGGTGCAAGAAAAAGAATCCGTAGAAGAAAAGATGGATACTGGTATGATAAATATAACAACAGATTCGTTTTATCATTTGAACCTCATAAGTTTTACGACTATAACTTTTAAGGATTGTTATTCATAATAATTTAAGGGCTACCTTCTCCAATTTAATCCAAACAGGTAGCCCTTTTTTTTGAGAAGTATAATTTAGATAGGCAACTAATAAATAAAGGAAAAATTAATTACCTATCTACTATTAAATATACTTTTGGATTAAGATTTAGTCTTTCTTTTTGGTCAGTGTTTTACTTTTATTTTTATTTCGTAAGGTTTGCTTGGCTTTTTTTGCAATATTAACTACTTCATTTTTACCCATAACTTTTGCTCTTTGTTCCATTACAGTTAAGATTTGTATTTTTCTAGCAAATGGTTTAGATATCTTTTTGACTTTCTTAACAGTTTCTCTTGCATCAGCTGGAGTTTTAAATTTAATTTTGACAGTATCTTTTGGATTCTCATCTGTATATAATCTTCTTGAAGATCCTTTAGGCTTTTTTCCAGTACCAACTTTAGGATCTTTTCTTTTTGTTTTTTTAATTTTATTTACCATAATATTATTAAGCCGAAGTAATACTAAACACAACATATAGTAATTTATCCCCAAATTATTATAACAACTGTTATTAATGGTTTTAAAAAATACTTCGGCTAAAAATAATTATCTTATTCCAATAAATAAAAATAAAGTGTTAATTAAGTTATTAATCAAATAAATTTGCACATATAAATTAAAAGTGTTGATTTTCATAAGTTATTTTTTATTTTAATTAGTAATTGCAACATTTATGCGAGGATAAAGTGTCGGAAGAAAATACAGAAAATAAAAGAAAAAGAGGAAGACCACCAAAGCCACCAGAACCAAAGGTGCAAGTGCAAAGACCAATTAAAAATGGACCACGTAATAAATTCAATGGTTCTTTTAAATCTGTTGAGCCATTAGGCACAGAAAAGGTTTTTAGGAAAAAGAGATATAAGTGGAACCATCAAGCATTAATAAACTGGATTATGGGACAAGCAGATCCTGCAGGCTTTCTTGGTGCAGTTATGACAGGCAAAGAAATATTCCCAGTATACAAGCAAGATGATGAAGGTAAAGTAGAACATGTAGGCAAAGTATCAGCAGACCCAGAACTAAGAGTCATGGCAGCAAAAACTCTGTTAGGTAAATGTGTTCCTGATTTAAAAGCTGTAGAAATTAATTCAACAGTTGAGCAAAAGAAAGTAATTGACATAACAAGGATATCAAGCGATGACCTCAATACCATTGAACGAGCTCTTGAGCACTCTGTCATTGAATCAAGTGAAGGCAGAGAAGAGCAGGAGGAGTCTGAAGGAGTTTATCAAAAACAGCTGGACAACAGTTGAACCTGGAAGAGACTTCCACGATAATTGGCACATTGATGCTATATGTGAACACTTACAAGCAGTAGTTGAAGGTGACATTAGGCGATTAATAATTAACATCCCACCAAGACACATGAAGTCAATTACAGCATCAGTGGCACTACCAGCATGGTGCTGGACTAAATACCCTAACAAGAGATTCCTGTTTGCTAGTTATGCCAACTCTTTGTCAATAAGAGATTCTGTAAAGTGTAGAAGATTAATAGATAGTAGATGGTATCAAGAGCATTTTGGAGATATGTTTGATTTAACTACTGACCAAAACCAAAAGCAAAGGTTTGAGAATAATAAAACAGGGATGCGCATAGCTACGTCAGTTGATGGAGCATTGACTGGTGAAGGTGGTGACATCATAGTCATAGATGACCCACACAATGTCAGAGAAGCAGAATCTACAACAGTACGAGAAGGTGTTCTTGATTGGTGGGACCAAGCCATGCAAACCAGACTCAATGACCCAAAGACAGGTGCATTCATTATCATCATGCAACGAGTACATGACAATGACCTAACTGGCCATATACTTAGCAACGACTATGACTGGGACCACTTATGCCTACCAGCCAGACATGAATCTAAGCACCCATACCCATCCACCTCTACCATAGGCTTCAAAGACCCACGCACTGAAGAAGGAGAACTACTTTGGCCAAACAGAATAGATGAGTCCACACTAGACAAGCTTGAGCAATCACTAGGCATGTATGCTGCTTCTGGTCAATTACAACAACGACCATCACCCAAAGGTGGCTCAATATTAAAACAACGATGGTGGCGAGAGTGGGAAGAGCCTGACCACCTACCTCCTGTAGAGTATGTAATACAATCATGGGACACTGCCTACTCAACAAAAGAGAAGTCAAGTTATTCTGCCAGAACTACTTGGGGTGTTTTTAAATATGAAGGTTGCTGGAATGCTATAGCTATTGATTGTTGGTATGATAGAGTTAGCTATCCTGACCTCCGCAGAGAAGCACAAGATGCATATGACGTGTATGAGCCTGATGTTGTGTTGATTGAAAAGAAGGCTAGTGGTCAATCCCTAATACAAGACCTCCGCATGAGTGGTGTACCTGTGTTACCCTATATGCCAGACCGAGACAAAGAAGCACGTGCCCATGCAGCATCCGCACTTTTAGAAGATGGCAGAATATGGTACCCAGCAAAAAAGAAGTGGGCAAAAGATCTGATTGAAATATGTTCTTCCTTTCCAACAGGAGAGAATGACGATATAGTAGATACATGCACACAAGCATGGCTAAGGCTACGCAAGTCTTGGTTCTTGACCCACTCAGAAGATTGGGAAGATGAAGAACAAGAAACTATAGATAGGAAACCACTATATGGCTGAAGATAAAAATGTAATACCCTTTACCGAAGGTGCTCCTCCTGATGACCTTGAAGTAGAAGAGACGGATGATGGTAATGTTCTTATAGGTGAAGCAGAAGAAACCACAGAAACAAAAACAGATTTTTACAGTAACCTAGCAGAACAAATCGACGAAAGAGAATTATTAGTACACTCCTCAGAGTTGCTAGACTACTACCACACAGACCGAGAAGCAAGATCCAACTGGGAAGAGCGATACAAAGAAGGTTTAAAAACCCTTGACCCAGACGGAGGTCTCCAAGAAGACGACTCAGAAAGAGCAGCAAGAGGATTAAGCCAAGTTGTGCATCCTATGATAGCTGAAGCTGCAACACAATTTCAATCTAGGGCTATAGCCGAGCTGTTTCCTGCTGCTGGTCCAGTAAAGACTGTAACAGTAGGTGAATCAGACGAAGCAGTCAAAGAACAAGCCAACAGAGTTAAAGATTATATGAATTATCAACTCTTACAAGAGATGCCTGAATACTTCCCAGATATAGACCAGATGTTATTTCATTTACCACTCATCGGTCAAACTTTTAAAAAAGTATGGTACGACCCTAGCATGGGCAGAGTTACGAGTCGCTTTGTTAAAGCTGAAGACTTCGTGGTTGCTGCAGAGAGTACTGACCTTTTAACTTCTCCTAGATATACGCATGTTATTCAATTACCTCGTAATGAATATAATAGATTTGTACAAGCTGGGTATTATCTACCTGTAGATAGTTATTCAGGCGATGGTGGGGATAGTTATGATGAAACTATATATGAAGTTGAAGGTGTTGCCCCAGAGGGTTCAGAAAGTATTGACCAACAGATGACCTTACTAGAGATGCACACTTATAGAATATTAGATGGTATTGATGGAGCCAATATTGAGGACGAAAACTTTGTAGCACTACCTTACGTGATAACTATAGATTCAGGTTCACAACGTATTGTATCTGTAAGACGTAACTGGGACGAACAAGACGAAGAGAAAAAGAAACGTAACTGGTTTGTAGAATATAAGTTCTTACCAGGATTAGGATTTTATGGCTTTGGACTTTACCACTTAATTGGTGGGTTGGGTCGTGCTGCTACTGGTTCACTAAGAGCATTACTAGACTCTGCTGCATTTTCAAATATGCAAGGTGGCTTTAAATTAAAAGGTAGAGTTCCAGGAGGAGAGATGCAAATTAATCCTGGAGAGTTTGTTGATTTAGATGCTGCGGTTGATGATGTGAATAAGGCTATACTGCCTTTACCTTTTAAAGAGCCTAGTGGTACATTATTTAATTTATTAGGTTTTATTGTTGATGCTGGTAGAAGATATGCAGCAGTAGCAGATTTAAATGTGGGTGATGCAAATCCTAATGCACCTGTGGGCACAACTATAGCAATGTTGGAACAAGGTTCTAAAATCTTCTCAGCTATTCATAAAAGATTACACTACGCACAAGGTCAAGAGTTTAAAATGATAGCTAAGTTAAACTCTGAGACATTGCCTGAGGTTTTTAAGTTTGCTGCGAGTGGTGCGAGCAAGATGATTAATGCTGCGGACTTTGATGATAGAATAGATATTATCCCTGTTAGCGATCCTAGTATTTTTAGTTCTACTCAACGTATCGCACAAGCCCAAGCCATACTACAACTCGCTCAATCAGCACCGCAACTCCACGATGTATATGAAGCTTATAAAAGAATGTATGAAGCTATACGAGTACCCAATATTGACGAGATATTAAAAAAGCCTGAGGAAGCTCCAAAGCTTGACCCAGTAGACGAGAATATTGCAGTCATGTTAGGTAAACCTATAAAAGCCTTCATAGACCAAGACCATGAAGCACACATTGCTGTACATATGCAGTTTTTATCAGACCCATCCTTAGCTGGTAATAAGTTAGCACAAAAGACTATTGGTCCTGTATTGATTGCCCATATTGCGGAACACATGGCTCTACTTTATAGAGTCAGGATGCAAAAAGCTATGGGTGTAGAATTACCACCACTACCAGATATCAGAGATCCTAAATTTAAGTTTGAAGATGTGTCGCCACAGATGGACAATATGATTGCTGAAAGAGCAGCACAAGTCATACAACAAGCTCCAAAGATGAAGCCAATCCCAGGAGTAGATAAACTAGGTGGAGGAGACCCAATGAATTATGCACAACAACTCGCTAAAATTGAAGCCGAAGCAGTTAAGGCAAGGACTCAAGCCGAAATCCAAGCTGACCAAGCAAAGGCAAAATCAGATATCCAGATTGACCAAGCTAAAGCACAAGTCGATATTCAAAAATCTATGCAAAAGCTAAAAGCTGAACTTGAAGGTAAAATGGCTAAACTTCAAGCTGAAATACAAATAGCCAGAGAAAAAGAAATTATAAAAGCTAA